AACTCTTTAATAGTTTTAAGAGTAGTTTTAAGAGTAGTTATAGGGCATAAATTGGAACACGTCTAAGGCTATATCAGTAAAGGGGCTGAAACTATTTCAAAAAGTGGTGGAAAACGACTAGTGATGGATTGAAAACGATTAGTTATTTGCTAAAAACATAGACACTCTTGCTAAAAAGGTAGACGCTAACATGCTTCAAGCCCTTTATTATCAACGCGTTAAGCCCAGTCATATATTAACTCTTATATTAACTCTTATATAAATATATATATAAACAGCTAACTTCGCTAAGCTGGATATTCATTGCTTACGCTTAGGTCTAAAATCAAAACCAAAGCATATAATAAACTGTAACCGTTAGGAGATATCAAATGGAAAAGAATTTATACATGGTTTACAAACTAGGGCATTCAGTTAGTGCAAATTATGCAACATCTCAACCTATTTGCTAACGCCAGCAATATGGTTAGGACATCAATGTCACGACCATCAACGAATAGTTGCATATAATAATAGGAAAGAGTATAATATAAGCATATAGTCTTAGTGTAGTGACACTATAATAACTAAATGGATTATGGAGGTAGTAAATAATGGATATAAAAAAGGTTTTAACAGATGCGGGTATAGATGCAGAGATTGCCGAAAAAGCGAGTAAAAGTATAAAGGCAGATATAGGCAAGGAGTTTGTTAGTAAAGAGCAGTATAACAAAAAGGCGGGGTTAATATCAGAAATTGAAGATAAGATTAAAACATTAGAAACTAAAAATACTGATTTAGAAGCAGAAAACAGCAAGGCAACTAAATATAAAACGGATTATGACAATTTGGTCGTTGAACATAATACTTATAAAACAGGGGTTGAAAAGAAAGAAAACAATGCTACTAAATCAACTAAGTTGAGAGAAAGTTTAAAAGCAGATGGGTTCAATGAAAAGATTATTCCACTACTTACTAAAGAATTTGATTTGGATAAGATGGAAATCGCGGAAGATAAGATTAAAGGCTGGGAGGAACTCTCCAAAGGGGTAAAAGAAAGCTACAAGGACTTTATCACAATTACAAATACAGGAGGAACACCACCAGCAAACCCACCTAATGGGAACGGGAAAGCAGAAACAACAATGACGTTGGGTTCTGCTTTACACGAAAAATATAAATTATAAGGAGCGAATTAAATGAATTTCGGGAATATATTAGAAGAGTTAAAAACTGGTAAAAAGGTTGTTAGAAATGGCTGGAACGGTAAGGGAATGTATATTCAATTAAATAAAGCTATGGATTTTGAGTTTTCGGAATTGTGTCCGTTCTTTACTATTAAAAATGTAAGAAATTCGTTCGATACATGGGTTCCAAGTGTTTCAGACTTATTAGCAGAAGACTGGGAAATAGTAGAATAAAATACGAGGGAGTGAATTAAATGGCAATTACATTAGCAGAAGCAAAGGGCGGCAGGGCGGATAAAGTAGACCAGATGGTAATAGACGAGTTTAGAAGGAGTTCGATTTTACTAGACGCGTTGATATTCGATAACGCAGTTTCACCAGGGACAGGTGGTTCAACATTGACATATGGATATATTCAACTCTTATCGCCTTCAACAGTAGCAGTAAGAGCAATCAACGCAGAATATTCACCAGGAGAAGCAAAACGTAAAGAGAAAACAGCAAAGGTAATTCCATTCGGTGGGAGTTTTCAAATTGACAGGGTTTTACAAGGAACATCGGGAGCAATAGACGAAATGCAGTTCCAACTACAGCAAAAGATTAAGGCGGCTGCTAACTATTTCCACAATCTAGTTATTAATGGGGCAGCGGCATCAACGGGTGTTGGATATGTAACTAATACATTCGACGGACTAAAGAAAATATTAAGTGGTTCTGATACAGAAATTACGTCAACTCTCGATTTATCTACGAGTGCATTACTAGATACTAATTACAATGCATTTTTAGATGAACTAGATGAATTTATTTCTCAACTAGATGAAAAACCTTCTATGCTTCTTATGAATGAAAAAATGCTAACAAAAGTAAAAAGTGCTGCAAGACGTGCTGGATATTACAGCAGAACAGAAAATGCGTTTGGCCAAACGGTTGATAATTATAATAACATTCCTTTACTAGATGCAGGAAAATATTATAATGGGACTACTACTTTAGATGTTATCCCAACGGATGGCACAACAAAGAAAACAGACATATATGCAATTGCAATCGGTCTTGGTGGTTTCCATGGTATTTCTCCAACTGGAAACAAGCTAATACAAAACTTTTTACCAGACATGAGCCAACCTGGAGCAGTTAAAAAAGGTGAAGTTGAAATGTTAGCTGGGGTTGTATTGAAAAATAGTAGAAAAGCAGGAGTGTTGAAGGGAATTAAAATAGCACCTACAACATAAAAAACAACCAGATCACACAAGAAAAGTCGTAATGTAAAAGTTGCGACTTTTCTGTTATAATAAATATAGAGGTGATTTGATGAAAGTAAATATACTGGGTCAAGACTATACAATCAAGAAACAGACAGAAGCCGAAAACGAAAAACTTGAAGGTGCTAACGGATTATGTGAAACATGTGCAAAAGAAATAATAATAAATGATTTTGAAATGAGTGTGAACACACTTGATAATATAGAAGAGTTTAAGAAAAAAGTATTAAGACATGAGATTATACATGCGTTTTTATTTGAGAGTGGACTTGATAATAATAGTAGTTATGCAAGCAATGAAGAGCTGGTTGACTGGATAGCAATACAAATTCCTAAATTGGTTAAATCTATGAATGAATGTGAGGTACTATAATGAATACGCTAGAATTATTACTGAAAGAATGTAATAACTATTTTTACAAATGGAAAGAAACAAATACATTTATGATAGTGGATAATACCATAGAAGTAACTGGAACCTATTTAGTAGGTCAATATATACGTGTGGCCGGCTCTATAATGAATGACGGGGTTTACAAGGTAGAAACATTAGGAGAAAATACAATAGGTATCGTAGGACTAATAGACGAAACATTCGAAGGTATTGTATATGGTCTATCTGTTCAAAAAGATTTCATTACGTTATCGGAAAAAATAGAGGAGTACAACAATAAAAATGTTGTAAGCAACAAATCAAGTGAGGGGTTCAATAATTATTCAGTAGGCTACGCAAAAGACAAAGAAGGCAAACCCCTTCAATGGCAGGAAATATTCAAATCCGATTTGGATGTTTATAGGCAAATATATGACGGTGAAAGATGGGTGAAGGAAATATGAAAATAGAATTTGAAAGTGAATTTGAATTAAAATTTAATATAAAAACAAATGTAAAAAATATAGAAGAGATACTTGAAATAATAACTAAAAACATAAGAGAAGAGATGGATAAAAGAGTTAAAGACAAAACAGAAATAGAATGTACGGCAGAAATTAAAAATATGGGAGCAAAAATAAAATGAGTGTTCAAGACTATTACGAAGATTTTATAATCATGGAAAAGACACAAGTATCCGGAGCATTTGGCGAAGAGATAACATATATAGAAGGCGAAATCGTAAAAGGAGCAATAGGAACACTATCCAAACAAGAATTACTTATCGCTGAAGCTAATGAAAATAAGTCTATATATGTAATAACTATGGATAAGACAAATACGATAGAATATGATATAATAATAAAAAGGGCAAAAAGCGGGCAAACTTTGAGAATTACAAGCAACTGGAGAGATGCAGAACCACCGATAATAAGTTCTTTTAATTGGGTTCAAGTAAATGCTGAAAAGTTCGATATTCCAAAGGAGTGATATTATGGGGTTTAAAGAAATGTTAAAAGAAGCTAAAGAAAATGCTAAAAACAAAGAGAAAGAAAAAGTACAAAAGAGAGCTGAGCTTAATAAACAAAGAATACCATATTGTCCTAGGTGCTTAAGCACTAGTATAACAGCAAATAAAAAGGGATATGGGCTAGGAAAAGGAGTTGCTGGCGTAATTATAGCGGGTCCCGTTGGACTATTAGCTGGTGGAATTGGAAGAAACAAAGTACAATGTACTTGCCTAAAATGCGGGTATAAATTCAAGACTGGTAGCAAAATATGAATGTAATACAAACGCAAGTCAATGTATATAACTTTCTTAAACAATTCGGAAAGCCTTATATGGAAAATGAAGTACCAGAGGGTGCAACTTTCCCATATCTAACATATACTTTTGATATTGAAAACTGGCGGAATACAGGCATAGGGCAAATAAGATTATGGGATATAGGAGAAAGCACACAAGATATATTCCAAATTGCAGAGAATATAGAAGATGTTTTGGGAGAAGGCTATGCAATAGAAAATTTGATTATGCACCCTGGAAGTCCTTTTATTCAAATAGTACCACAAGAAGAAGAAAACATAAAATGTTTATACTTAAATTTAGAAATAGATTATTTATAAAATAAAGGAGGAATAAAAAGATGGCAAAATCACTAAATGATTTCAACGCAGATACGGCGAAGAATTTTGAACTAGATGCAGGAATATTAGTTAAAAACGTAGAAGACCCAG